GAAGTCTGTAGGTTGGTCTGACCAAGAACTCAGTTCCGTGTATGACAGTCGTGCTGTGATGACCTTGTATAAGGCAATGAAGTATGAGCAACTTCAAAAGAGCAAACCAGAGTTGAATAAAAAACTTCAGTCTGCCCCTAAGATGATGCGTTCTGGTACTTCTGCGCCTCCTACTAGGTCTTCACAAGATAAACAGGTTATGCAGAGGTTGCGTGAAACTGGAAAAGTTACTGACGCAGCTAAAGCATTTGAACGATTCTTTTAATTTTGGAGTTTTAAAATGGCTACCTATCAAACATATACCGCTATTGGTCAGCGTGAAGACCTTTCGGATGTTATCTACTCGATTTCACCAACAGATGTTCCATTTATGTCTTCCATTGGCAAGACTAAAGCAACTGCTGTTTTGCATGAGTGGCAAACGGACTCACTCGCAGCAGCGACTTTAGACAACTATACAGTCGAAGGTGCGACAGCATCTGACGCTACTATGTCTCCAACAACTCGTGTAGGCAACCGCACTCAGATTGCACAGAAAACTATTAAGATTTCTGGCACTTTGCAAGCTGTTGACAAAGCAGGTCGTAAGTCTGAAAAGGCTTATAACTTGGCTAAGGCTTCTAGCGAAATTAAGCGTGACATGGAAACAACCCTGTTGAGCAATCAGACTGCCACAAACGGCAACAGTTCTACTGCTCGTAAATTGGGTGGTCTGCAAGCATGGTTGAACTCCAACTATGATGGCGGTACTTCTGGCGTTGCTGGTGACTTGGGAACTACTGCTCGTACTGATGGCACAAATCGTACTTTCACAGAAGACATTTTGAAGACTGTCGTTAAAGAAGTTTACGCTTCTGGTGGCAATCCTAAAGTGTTGATGGTGAACCCTGCTCACAAGCAGTTGGTTTCTGCCTTTACTGGTATCGCTGCTCAGCGTTTCATGGCCCCTGCCAATACCCCTACCACTATCGTCAGCGCAGCAGACGTTTACCTGTCAGATTTCGGTGCAATCTCAATTGTTCCCAACAGGTTTATGACATCTACCAATAGCTGTAACGAGACAGCGTTCATCCTTGACCCTGACATGGCTGCTATTGCTTACTTGCGTCCTTTCCAGACCAACGAGTTGGCTGTAACTGGCGACAATGAATCCACACAGTTGCTGTGTGAGTACACATTGGAAGTTAAGAACCAAGCTGCTCATGGCATCATTGCCGACATTACTCCTTAATCTGGTGTAACCCAAAAAAATGCCTCAGACTTAAACATCTGGGGCATTTTCTTTTCTACTCAAACTGATAGAATTAAGCTATGCAAAATCCTACCAATTTTAGACAAACTGCTGTTCATGCTGATGGTGAGGGCGGTATTGTTATTGAGACTCGTCAGGATGTTACTGACATTATTGAGCAGAATAAAAAAGAATATAACTCGTATGACGAGAGAGCAAGATGGTCTGACCAGTTGTTTGGTAACAAGGTTGCATCTATTCCAATGACAGTCATTGATGACCTTAACAAAGCTGGAATCATGCGTGGCTTTGCTGTTCTTGATGACAAGCGTTTTGCTGCTTGGTTGAATGACCCAATGAATCGTGCATGGCGCACTAGAACTGGAGTGGTATGAGCCTCTCAACATATTCTGACTTGCAGACTTCAATAGCCAACTATTTGGCTAGGTCTGACTTGACAAGCATCATTCCAGACTTTATTACTCTGGCTGAGAATCGTTTGCGTAGAGAACTGCGTGTTCGTCAGATGCTCAAGTCTGTGACCACTTCAACTGTCGCAAGTGATGCAACTGTAGAGATACCTAGCGACTTCTTAGAGATTCGTGATTTTGTCGTAATGACAAACCCAATTCAACCATTGAGTTACTCTAGTCCCTCAACGCTATCTAATGACCCAAGAACATCAGAAGTTGGTGTTCCTAAGTCTTACACTATTCTTGCTTCTGAGTTTCAATTAGCACCTGCACCTGATGGCGTATATACGTTAAAGATGCTTTATTACTCTGCGCCTCCATACTTGTCTAGCAGTAACGCATCTAATGTCTTCTTGAATGTTGCACCTGATGGCTTGCTATATGGTGCATTGGTTGAAGCAGAGCCTTACTTAATGAATGATGCTCGTATCAATACATGGGGTTCTATGTATGACAGAGCAATTTCTTCTCTCACTAGGTCTGATGAAAACACTCAGTATTCTGGTGTACCCCTGTCAATCAAATTAACTGCAAGGTGAAATCATGGCTGAAATGTCTAACTACTTGGAAAATGCTCTTATCAATGTGACGTTGAGAGCAACTGCTTACACAGCACCAACAACTGTTTATGTGGCTTTGTACACAACTGACCCAACTGATGCTGATACTGGAACTGAGTGTTCTGGTACTAGCTATGCTCGTCAGTCTGTGACATTTGGTGCGCCTAGCAATGGTGCATCTACAAACTCTGCTGCTGTGGAATTTCCTCAAGCTGGTGGCTCATGGGGAACAATCACACACATTGGATTGCGTGATGCTTCTACGGCTGGAAACCTTTTGTATCACACAGCACTAGATGCTTCTAAGACGATTGCAACTGGCGATGTGTTCCGTATTGCTACAGGTTCTTTGTCTGTAACATTGGCATAACATGGCTGGTACGACAGTCAATCTTACGCTTGAGCAACTTGACCAATTTGGGTCATTGGATAGCCTCACGCTAAGTTTAGACTCGTCTGATTGGAACTCGACTACACAGAAGAATGTGACAGGCCCTTGGGTGCTAGAGGGCTTAGACGCTTTCAGTTCTAGCATTGATAGCCTAGCAATTAGCCTAGATTCAGAACTATGGGCTACCGCATATTTGTGGGATGGTGTCGCAGATATAACTGCTAACGCTACTGTTGTTGCAAATGCTGAAAAGATATTTGGCGGCATAGCTTCTGTAACTTGTACGGCTACAGTAACTGCTGATGCTTCCATTGTTTACTATGGCGATGCCTCTATCACAGGAAACGCAGATGTTACGGCATCTGGTCAGCGTGTTCAGTTTGGTAGTGGTGACATACAGGCTACAGCAAGCGTAACTGCTGATGGACAGAGAATAGCAAATGGCGTTGCTAGTATTACTGGTAACGCTGATGTAACTGCTATTGGCACTAAGGTTAACTTTGCTAGTGCAAGTATTACTGGAAATGCTGATGTAAGCGCATCTGGTCAACTTGTGATTAGTGGTAGTGCCAGCATTACTGCTAATGGTGTCTGTGAAGCTAACGCAGAGAGAATCCAGTTAGGCGTTGCGTCTATTACTGGTGATGCAACATTTACTGCTAATGGTGGATTGATTGCAGAAGGAACGGCAAGCGTAGAAGCCAATGCGGATGTTGTTGCTAGTGCGTCTGCGATATACGCAGGGGCAGCCTCGGTATCAGGTCTAGCGACAGTAACTGCTATTGGTACAAGACTTGGTGATAACTGGACTCCAGTAGCAGGTGACACTAATACTTGGACACCAGTTAGTGCTGATTCAAACACTTGGACACTTGTTTCTAGTGACACAAACACATGGACTCCAGTATCTGCCAATGACAATACATGGACGACACAGACTCAAGGAAGTAATACATGGCTACGACAAGGGTAACATTTGGTGAGTGGATGCCTGACCAATCAGGTATTTCTGGCTCGTTGACGGATGCCAAGAACGTGGTGTCTCAGGCTATTGGGTACGGCCCATTTCCTACGCCAGTATCATTTTCTAGCGCAGCAGCAGAGAATCTAACTTCTTTGTATGCTGCCAAAGCACCTGATAGCAATACCTATTTCTTTGCTGCTGGTCTGTCTAAGATTTACACAGTTAGCGGTTCTGGAACACTTACGCAAGTAAACACAGGATTGACTACAGGAAATAACGATAGAGTAAGGTTTACTCAGTTTGGCAAGAGTGTCATTATCTGTAATAACTCTAACAAGCTAAAGTCTTGGGTACTTGGTACTTCTACGACATTTGCTGAAGTGTCTGCTAGTGCGCCTATTGCTAAATTCATTACAGTTGTTCGTGACTTTGTGGTTTGTGCTAATACTTTTGAAACGACACAACAACAGTATCGGGTTCGTTGGTCAGCTATCAATGATGAGACTGATTGGGTAGAGAACGTAAACACTCAGTCTGATTATCAGGACATTCCTGATGGCGGTCAGATTATGGGAATCCGTGGTGGTGAGTTTGGTCTAGTTCTGCTAGAGCGTTCTATCCACAGGATGACCTATGTTGGTACTCCGTTTATATTCCAGTTTGACAATATCTCTCGTAACAAGGGATGTATGGTGTCAGGCTCAGTTGCACAATACCAAGGTATAACTTTCTTTTTGTCAGACGATGGCTTTTATATGTGCGATGGGCAACAGGTTGTTCCTATCGGTGCTGAGAAGGTAGATAGATTCTTCTTGTCAGACGCTAGTGAATCAGAATATAACTCAATGTCTGCGGCTATTGACCCTGTTCGCAAACTTGTAATCTGGAACTACAAATCTGTAGATGCCACTCGTAAACTGTTGATTTACAACTTTGCCACAAAGAAGTGGACTTATGGGGATGCCAATACTGATTACTTGGGTGAAGCCTCATCTGGTGCTTCAACGCTAGAGGAATTAGATAGCATCTCTGGTTCTATTGATGCCTTGACTACAAGTTTAGATTCTTTGCTATATGTCGGTGGTAAGTATTTCTTAGGTGGAACTTACGGAACTAGGGTTTACTCGTTTACTGGTGCTAGTTTGACAGGAAGCATTGCAACTGGCGACATAGATGTAGGGGCTAATTCCGTGGTGACTTTGGCTAGACCTATTGTTGACAATGGCTCTGGCTCGTTATCCGTGGCTTCACGCACATTATTAAACCAAAGTGTCACCTATGGGACTTCTACTGCTGCCGACTCTGAGAACAGGGTTTCCTTGAGAAGCGCAGGCAGGTATCACAGACTAAAGCTAACTCCTACTGGTGCTAACTGGAAAACTGCCGTTGCTGTAGATGTGGATGTAACTCCACAAGGGGTTCGCTGATGTTCAGAAGCCTACCCGCTTTTGGTGGTGACCAGAGGGCTGTGGCAGAGGTTGTCCGTGGCATTATGGATGGAAAGACCAATAACACAGGAACTTTGACTCTGGCAACTGGTGGTGCTACTACTACCACTTTGACAGACCGAAGGATAGGCCCAGATAGCGTTATCTTATTTGCCCCTGCCTCTACTGCTGCTAATACCGACTATATGCCTTATGGGGCTTTTCAGAGCCTTGTTGACCAAACTATTGCTACGGCAAATACTGCCTATGCAATGACAATGGACACTACGGATTTTTCTAATGGTGTAACTTTATCCAATAGTTCTAGGATAAATGTCAAAAACACAGGAATTTATAACTTTCAATGGTCTGGTCAGTTTGAGAATACCGATTCGCAAGACCATGACGTTAGGGTTTGGATAAAAGTTAATGGAACTAACCTTACTGGCTCAACAGGATTCTTTGCTATTCCTAGCAAGCATGGCTCAGTTGATGGTCATGGTTTGATTGGATGGAACTACTATTTAAGTCTAAATGCAAATGATTACATTGAACTTTGGTGGGAAGCGGATAACGCATTAGTAAGTCTTCAAGCCTACGCTGCTGGTACAAATTACCCCTCTACAGCATCTTTGATTACTACCATTAACTACATTTCTCCATCAGCATTGACGAATATCTACGCTAGTTCCCAAGGACAGGGTACGGCTACGATTACCCACTTTGCCAATTCAACTGCAAACAAGAAATATCGGTATGCAATTATTGGTTGATTTTAATTATTTATGTATAATGGTTTCCGTGGATGACCCATCTCGGAATCCGAACTTTTAGGAGTAAAGATGGCAACTACTACCACATCTACTGTCGCACCAGAAATAGCACCATACCTGACGTATGGTTTGCAACAAGCATCTAACCTTTATCAGGGCGGTGGGCCTCAATACTACACAGGCGAAACCTTTGTAGCACCCTCGCAAACTACACAAGCTGGCGTTCAAGCCTTAGAGACTCGTGCATTGGCAGGTAGCCCTTTAACTGGACTTGCTCAACAACAATTACAGGGTACTTTGGGCGGTGCTTATCTGGGTGGTAATCCTTTCTTTCAAGGTGCATTTGCCCCTGCTGCTCAAGCTGCTCAGACTCAATTCCAGAACACAATGGGCGACATTGCATCTAAAGCAAGCCTAGCAGGGCGTTATGGCTCTGGTGCTATGGGTAACCTACAGAATCGTGCTACAGGTCAATATGCACAAGCATTGACTAACACAGCAGGTCAACTTGCTTACCAGAACTATGAGCAAGAGAGAGCAAGACAACAACAAGCTATTGGTGCTGCGCCTCAGTTGGCTCAAGCTGATTACCAAGACATTAACCAGTTGTTGCAAGCTGGTCAGTTGCGTGAAGGTTACACAGGTCAACAGTTAGGTGCTGATATTCAGCGTTTTAACTTCTTGCAAAACCAACCACAACAGAACTTGCAAAACTATATGTCATTGGTATATGGCAACCCATTAGGACGAGTTGGACAGACTACCGCTAGTGGTGCTGCTGATACTTCTGCGTTCCAGAAGTTGCTAGGTACTGCTGCTGTTGGTGCAGGTGTGTATAAGAATCTTGGCTCACCTAATTTAAGTTACATAAACCCATTTAGTTCAAGTTTCCTTGGTGGTTCATTTAATTCACAACCCTCATTTGGTTATACAAACCCTGACCCTAACCTGTTCATGGGGCCTTAAGGAATAACATGGCTGGACTATTAGATATTTTTGGTACTGGCGGCTCAAGCACGATGGGGCTTTTGGGTATGTCACCTGCTGATATTCAAAGCAATCGTGATGACGCACAGGCACAAGCACTCTACGCATTAGCTGGCAGATTGTTTGCAGGTGGAAACACAGGACAGTCTATTGCTGAAGGCTTGCAACTAGGTCAGAAAGCCTACAAAGGCGGTATGAACGAGGCTATGCAAACACAATTGCAGAACTATCAGTTATCTGAGATGTTGCGTAAGCGTAAGCAAGAAGAACAGATGCGTACACTTGCACCACAAATCTTTAGCACTACAACAACTCCTGCAAAAGAGATGTATGGTGAGGATATTATGGGTCAGCAAGTTGGAGAAGGTGTAAGACCTGCTCAGACTACACGCACTATTGACCCTAACAAGCTACAAGCCTTGGCTATGTTGTCAAATGACCCAATAGCGTCATTGTCGCAAATGGCTAAACTTGTTCCTGACTTGCGTAAAGCAGGATTCCTTGGTGCTAGTCAACAAGAAGATAATCCGTTTGCTATTTACTTGGCAGACCCTAATTTGCCTAAAAATCTAAAACCAATTGTTCAACAGTATTCAAAAACTTGGCAGAATTTAGACCCTGCTGTTGTTGATACTCGTGTTGCACAAATTGGTCAGATGTTGCAAAAAGACTCTGACTTTAAACAAGTGCAAGCACGAATTGAGGCTCAAGATAAACAACTTAATGCTTACAAAGAGCAAGGTCTTACACAAAGTGCTGAAGCTAAAGCATTGACAGCAAGCATTGCACTTGGTAATCAACAAATTGCTCGTATGCTTGCAGAACAAAAACTTGATGCTACTAAGAATAAACCATTGCCAGCAAGTTTGCAAAAATCTGAAGATGAGGATTTGCAAGCTATCAATAGCTACAAAGCTACACAGAAAGAGTTGTTTGCACCAATTAACGCATTGACTCCAGACCCTGTTACTAAGAAGCCAAAGTTAATTCTTGGCCCTGTTCAAAATCTGCGTTATCAAGCAGCCAACTTAACTGGCGACTCAACAGAAGAAAGTCGTGCTTACGCAGATTTGCAATCAGCAGTAAAAAATGCAGTTAACTTAAAGGTTAGCGCAGAAAAAGGCGTACAGACTGACAAAGATGTGTTGCGATTTGCTGATGCTTTGATTGCTGCATCTGGTAAAAACGACACTAAAGCAACATTGGACGCATTGAAGAAATTTAATGACTCAATTGCTACTGCACAGGAAAATACAGTCAAACTTATTGAACAGCGCAGAAAGTCTCAGGGTGTAGCACCTTTATTTGGTGATACAGGTAGAAATGTTAATGTGAACTACTAATATGCCATATTCCATAACTACAAAAGACGGAATTACGATTCCAGATATTCCTGATGATGTTGCGCCAGATGCACCAGAATTAAAGGCAATGGTTGAGAGAATTCGTGCAGGTCAAAAGCCTACCGAAAAACCTATGGCTTCTTCTCAACCACAAATGTCTGCTGCTGATGTGGCAGTTAGTGCTGTAAAGAACTTTCCTAGTTCTGTCGGCTCAATGCTTGGTGATATATATCAAGCGGTATCTAGCCCTGTTCAAACAACTAAGGCTGTTTTAGACCTTGGTGCTGGCATCTTGCAAAACGCATTGCCAGAGCGATTTGTGCAAGCAGTTGGCGAAGACAAAGCAAGTCGTGACTTAGCTTCTAAAGTTGGTCAGCACTATGTAGAGCGTTATGGTAGCGTAGAAGGTGCTAAACGTGCCTTGGCTACTGACCCTGCTGGAGTTATGGCAGACCTTTCTACTGTCCTTACAGGCGGTGCTATGTTGCCTACTAGGGCAGCACCTGCATTGGCTACTGCTGCTCGTGCTGTTGACCCTTTAATGTTAGCTGCTCGTACTACTGGAAAAACACTTGATGTTTTAGGTGGTGCTACTAAGGCTGGTCTTGGATTGCAAACTGGCGTAGGCTCAGAGGCTATTGGTCAGGCTTACCAAGCTGGTAAAACTGGCGGTGAAATGTCTGAATTGTTTAAGGCTAACTTGCGTGGTGAAGTTCCACAATTAGAAGTTCTTGATGCTGCCAAACAAAACCTAGCTGAAATGGCTATTGAAAGACAGCGCATTTATCGTGAAGGCATGAAGAACATTAAGGGCGATAAAACTATTCTTTCGCTTACTGGTGTGGATAACGCTGTCAAGCAAGCCTTAAACAAGATTACTTTTAAAGGTCAAGTTAAAAATGAAGTTGCTTTTGAAAGATTGTCAGAAGCACAAGCTAAAGTAGATGCTTGGAGAAAGCTAGACCCTGCTCAGTTTCATACGCCAGAAGGCTTAGATGCTTTGAAACAGCAGATTGGCGATATTCTTGAGAAGATTCCTTACGAGCAAAAGACTGCTTTAAATTCAGTCAATGAAGTCTATAACGGAATTAAGTCTGAGATTGTTAAACAAGCACCAACTTATTCAAAAACAATGAAATCGTATTCTGATGCAACAGATACGATTCGTGAAATTGAAAAGGCTTTGTCTCTTAACAATAAAGCATCAGCAGATACAGCAATGCGTAAGTTGCAGTCTTTGATGCGTAACAATGTTAATACAAACTATGGTCAACGCTTAAATCTTGCTAGAGAACTTGAGCAAGCTGGTGGCAGACAAATGATGCCAGCATTGGCAGGTCAAGCCCTTTCTGAGTGGACACCAAGAGGACTGCAACGAGCAACTTCAATTCCTACTGCGTTTTTAGCGCAAGGTGTTGGTGGTTTACCACTTGCAGGGGCATCATTGGCTACTTCATCTCCTCGATTGATGGGTGAAGCTGCTTATGGTGCAGGTCGTGTCGCTAAAGGTTTGCTTGATGTGCAAAACAGGATGCCAGACATAGACTATCCAACAATGTTTAACTTGTTGTATCAAGCTCAACAACCAACTAAAATTGACCTGCGTGGTCTAGCTATCCCAGACTAAGGACTTATATGCCAAAGACAAAAATTAGTGAATTTAGCACTACCCCTGCTAATAACACAGACATTGATGGAATTAACATTGCAGAGGGCTGTGCGCCATCTGGCATTAACGATGCTATTAGAGAGTTAATGTCGCAGTTAAAGGATTGGCAAGCAGGTCTATCTGGTGACGTTACAGCCATTGCTGCTGGCGGTACTGGTGCGGCTACCTTTGCTGCTGCTGGTCTAACCACTTTGACAGGGACAGAGACTTTAACCAACAAAACTGTTGAAGCTGGTACATTCACTAACGGCTACACAGAAGAACTGGTATCTGCTAGTACATCTACAGCATACACAATCAGCCTTGCTAACGGCTCAGTTCAATATCTCACACTCACAGGCAACTGTACTTACACCTTCCCAACACCCGCTGCTGGTAAGAGTTTGACATTGATACAAAAGCAAGATGGTACTGGCTCTCGTACTGTGACATG